ATCGTCGGTGCCATCGACCGCCTCAAAGAGGAAGCCGCAGAGCGGGTGCGCGATGACATGAACTACCAGCTCACCGAGGTGATGGCTGAGTACCGGCCAGAGCATGAGCGCATGCTCTACAGCTTGGGTCTTGCAGGGTCGGCGTTCAAGAAGGTGTATTACGACCCCAGCCTGGGGCGGCAGACGGCGGTGTTTATTCCTGCCGAAGACCTCATCATCCCCTACGGCGCATCGAGCATCCTCAACGCTGAGCGCATCACCCATGTGATGCGCAAGACCAAGAACGACATCCTCAAATTGCAGGAGTCGGGGTTTTACCGTGAGATGGACCTGGGGGAGCCGCAGGCCATCTTCACCGACATCGAGAAGAAGAAAGCTGAGGATCAAGGGTACACCCTCACATCCGACGACCGCTATCAGATCCTTGAGATTTGCGTTGACTATGTGGTGCCGGGGTTTGATGGAGCCACTGCCGAAAAGTCTGATAAGGTCATCGCCATACCGTACATCATCACCATTGACCGGGGGACACAGAACGTGCTGGCCATCCGGCGCAACTGGGAGCCCGATGATGTGGCCAAGCTCAAGCGCAACCACTTCGTTCAGTACACATACATCCCTGGGTTTGGCGCATACGGTCTGGGTCTGATCCACCTGATTGGTGGTTACGCCCGCGCAGGTACGGCGCTCATCCGTCAGCTCATCGATGCAGGTACGCTGGCTAACTTGCCCGGCGGCCTCAAAGCACGGGGCTTGCGGATCAAGGGCGACGACACCCCCATCCAGCCCGGTGAGTGGCGTGACGTTGATGTGCCCAGTGGTGTTCTCAGGGACAACCTGATGAACCTGCCGTACAAAGAACCCAGTCAGGTTTTGGCAGCATTGCTGGAGAAGATCACCGATGAGGGCCGCCGCCTTGGCTCCATCGCTGATATGAAGGTCAGCGACATGTCGGCGCAGGCTCCGGTGGGTACCACACTGGCTCTGCTTGAGCGCCAGCTCAAACTGATGTCGGCTGTCCAGGCACGGGTCCACTACGCCATGAAGCAGGAGTTCAAGCTCCTGAAAAACATCATCCGGGATTACACGCCGGAGGAGTACACCTACACCCCCGAGGGTGGGGATATGAAGGCCAAGCAGGCCGACTATGACATGGTGGAGGTCATCCCGGTCAGCGATCCCAACAGCGCCACCATGGCGCAGCGGATCATGCAGTACCAAGCGGCGATTCAGCTCAGCCAGCAAGCCCCGCAGATCTATGACCTGCCGCAGCTCCACAGGCAGATGCTGGAGGTGCTAGGTATCAAGAATGCCGAGAAGCTCGTGCCCATCGACGAGGATATGAAGCCGCGTGATCCGCTCAGCGAGAACATGGCCTTCCTCAACAACAAGCCGGTCAAGGCGTTCATATACCAAGACCACGATGCCCACATTGCCACCCACGTTGCGCTCAAGCAAGACCCGCTCATCATGCAGCAGATCGGTCAGAACCCGCTGGCGCAGAAGATGATGGCGGAGATCGACGCGCATATCGCAGAGCATCTGGCGTTTGCATACCGCAAGAAGCTGGAAGATCAGTTGGGTATCCCGATGCCCGCCCCTGATGAAGACCTGCCACAGGATTTGGAGGTTCAGTTGTCGCGTCTGGTGGCGCAAGCCGCACAGCAACTGCTGGCGCAAAGCCGGGCCCAGGCTCAGCAAGCACAGGCACAACAGATGGCGCAAGACCCCATGGTGCAGATGCAGCAGCAAGAGTTGCAGATCAAACAGCAGGAAGTGGCTATCAAACAGCAAAAGGTCCAGGGTGATCTGGCTATCAAGCAAGCCGAGTTGCAGCTCAAGGCGCAGGCAGAGGCCAATAAGGGTGGTGAAGACCCCGCTTTGGCCGCAGAACGCCACGCCATGGAGCTACAGCAGGCCGACCAAGCTCATCAGCAGAAGATGAGTCATGCGGACCAGCAGGCGCAGATGAAAATGCGCCAGCAAATGATGCAGCTTGCCCAGCGGGCTGCGCAACAAAGACGACCGAACCCGAAAGGTGAGTAATGGAAGCTAAGGTACTTGGGCTCCTCAATTCAAAACTTGAGGAGCAAAAGATTCAACTCAGCGAAGTTTTGTGTGCTGGTAATGCTAAGTCTTACGAGCACTACAAAGAGTTGTGCGGGCAAATCCGAGGTCTCATGACCGCGCAGCTAGAAATGTCAGACCTCGTGCGTAACTTGAAGGATGCTGAAGATGAGTGAAATCTTGATCGGGCAAACGCTGGACCCCCAAGGCCCAGTATCTGTACTGCCAGGAACGGCAGAAGAGAAAGCCAAACAAGTGCCGGACCCCTCCACATACCACATTCTGTGTGTATTGCCAGAGGTCGAGGAAGAGTATGAAAGCGGCTTGGTAAAAGCTGGCCAGACGATGCATTTCGAGGAGCTGCTATCTCCCGTTTTGTTTGTCGTGAAGATGGGGCCCGACGCCTATAAGGACGAGAAACGGTTCCCCAGTGGCCCGAGCTGCAAGGTAGGTGACTTTGTTTTGGTGCGCCCTAATACTGGCACCCGAATCAAGATTCATGGCAAAGAGTTCCGGATCATCTTGGATGAGTCGGTTGAAGCCGTTGTGCAAGACCCCCGTGGTATTACAAGGGTTTAATCATGGCAACAGAAAAAGTTGAGTTTGAATTTCCGGATGAAGCGGAAGCCAAAACTTCCAAAGCCGGTGGCAAGGTAGTTACCCCTGAAGCGGATGAGATAAAGGTTGAAACCGCTGAAGATGACGTGGAGATCGTTGACGATACTCCCCCTGCTGACCGTAACCGCGCCCCCATGTCGGAGCCTCCCAAAGAGGTTACTGAAGAGGAGCTAGCTAAGTACTCTGACCAGAGCTTAAAGGCTCGGTTGGCGCACCTTGGCAGGGGCTATCACGAGGAGCGTAGGGCCAAAGAAGCGGCGCTGCGTGAGCGTGAAGAAGCCATCCGTGCCGCACAAGCCATTGCCGAAGAGAATAAAAAGCTCAAAGGCTCCCTGTCACAGGGGCAAAGTGCGCTGCTTGAGCAGGCTAAAAAGGTGGTTAACAACGAGCTGGATGTAGCCAAACGCAAGTATAAAGAAGCGTATGAGGCTGGCGACTCCGATGCTTTGCTGGCTGCCCAGGAGGATTTGACCTCCGCCCGCATCAAGTTTGACAAGTTGGCTACCTTTAAACCGGCTACGGTAGAGGAAAAGCCGAAAGAAACAGCCTCTGAACCGGCCTATGAACCCCCGCAAAGGATCGATCCTAGGGTGGTGGATTGGCGTGAAAAGAACAATTGGTTCGGAAATAATCGAAAAATGACCGCATACGCTATTGCGGTCCACGAAGATTTGGTACAGAATGAGCGCGTATCCCCATCGAGCGATGATTATTTCAAGCGCCTTGATGCGGAAATGCGTGATAGGTTCCCCGATCAGTTTGAATCGGAGAAACCCGAGGATGCGCCATCTCCTCGCACCAAAGCTTCAAACGTAGTTGCACCGGCTACACGTAGTACTGCGCCCAAGAAGATCGTACTTACCAAATCGCAGGTGGAAATCGCCAAGCGGCTTCAAGTTCCGCTGGAACTGTATGCCCGTAAGGTTGCGGAACAAATGAGGAGTCAATAATGGAAGATCAGAAAGAAGACGGTCGTCGGACACGCAGCGCGGAATCCCGCCACGCTGAGGTTCGTGAGTATTCAATGCGTCCAGCAAAGTGGGCACCTGCACAACTGCTGCCTGATCCCGAGCCAGAACCGGGGTGGGCTTTCCGTTGGATTCGCCTATCAACGCTGAACAATTCTGACCCTACCAATATCTCTTCAAAACTCCGTGAGGGCTGGGAGCCCGTGAAGGCATCTACGCAGCCAAAACTGCGTTTTCTGGCTGATCCGAAGAGTCGGTTCCCCGATTCCATCGAGATTGGCGGGTTACTCCTTTGCAAAACCCCGGTGGAATTTACCGAGGACCGGAACGAGTACTACCGAAAACAATCGGAAGCTCAGATGGCCTCTGTGGATAACACCTACATGCGTGAAAGTGATCCCCGAATGCCGCTTTTCAAAGAGCGGAGTTCAAAGGTTACTTTCGGTAAAGGTATTTAATTTTTGGAGTCACAAATGGCATATCCCACTGTTGACGCCTCTTACGGTTTCAAAGCCATCAACGAACTAAATGGCCTCCCGTATGCTGGCGCTATCCGCCAGATTCCGATTCAGCGTAACTACAGCACCGCCCTTTTCAATGGCGACTTGGTTAAGTATGAAGCGGGTCTGGTTGAAATCACGGACATGGTCGAAACCACCGCAACTGCACCTTTTGGTCAGGTCGGCGTTTTCGTCGGTTGTTCGTATACCAACCCCTCCACCGGCCAGAAGCTGTTTGCTCAATACTACCCCGGTAGCATTGCAGCCAACGACATCACGGCATTCGTGGTGGATGATGATCGTGCTGTCTTCAAGGCAGTGATGATCGCGCAGACTGGCACCATCTCCAACACCGCTACGACTGTTGGTTCTGCTTCGCAAGCCTTTGTTGGCACCAACGTGTTCGCAATCACGGGCACGGCTGGTAGCACCACCACTGGCAACAGCAGGATGGGTGTTTCGGGCGCTTGCCCCACTAACGGCGCTGGCGGCACTCGCGTGTTGACCTCTGCACCGTTCCGTGTGGTTGCTATTGTTCCTGAGACTGGCCTGACGGTGTCTGGCTCGGGCACCTGCTCGACCACCACCATCACCCTGGCAGCCGCTGTTACGGGCCTTCAGGCCGGTATGCAATTTATCGTCCCTGGTGTGGCTAACGCCAATCCGGGTGACTATAACTTGGTTACCAACGTGAACAGCACCACTGTCACCATTAGTCGCTCTGTGACCATTGCTTCCGCAACCGCCATGACCTTCGTGGGTTTCCCCGAAGTGCTGGTTAAGTGGAACCAAGGCTATCACAGCTATGACAACCCCCTGGCTACTGGCCTGTAAGGAGTAATTCAAAATGGCAATTTCTCGTGCCCAACTACTGAAAGAACTCCTGCCCGGCCTGAACGCTTTGTTCGGCCTGGAATACGCCAAGTATGGCGAGGAGCACAAGGAACTCTACGAAACCGAAACCTCGGAGCGTAGCTTTGAAGAGGAAACCAAGCTGTCTGGCTTCTCCGCCGCTCCGGTGAAGAACGAGGGCTCTGCTATTGCTTATGACAATGCGCAGGAAGCTTGGACTGCACGTTACAACCACGAAACCATTGCGATGGGCTTTTCCATCACTGAGGAAGCCGTGGAAGATAACCTGTATGACAGCCTCTCCAGCCGCTACACCAAGGCCCTGGCTCGTGGTATGTCCTACACCAAGCAGGTCAAGGCTGCTGCTATTTTGAACCAAGGCTTTAATAGCGCTGTTACCTACGGTGACGGTGTTAGCCTGTTCAATACGGCACACCCACTGATTTCTGGTGGCACCAACAGCAACCGCCCTTCCACTGGCGCTGATCTGAACGAAACCTCGCTGGAAAACGCCGTGATTCAAATCGCTGCGTGGACCGATGAGCGCGGACTGCTGATCGCCGCTAAGCCCAAGAAGCTGGTTGTTCCCCCAAGCCTGATGTTCGTTGCTACCCGTCTGTTGGAAACCGAACTGCGCGTCGGTACCGCTGACAACGATATCAACGCCATCAAGAGCAACGGTTCGATCCCCGGTGGTTACTGTGTTAACCACTTCTTGACCGACCCCAATGCTTGGTTCCTTCTGACCGATGTACCCAACGGTTTGAAGCACTTCGTTCGTACCCCGCTGCAAAACAGCATGGACGGCGATTTTGATACCGGCAACGTCCGTTACAAGGCCCGTGAGCGTTATAGCTTCGGTGTCTCGGACCCGCTGGGTATCTTTGGCTCTCCAGGCTCGTCCTGATGAGTTTGAAAAGGGGGCCTTGTGCCCCCTTTTCTTTTGGTGTATATTGTTCGTATCCCGGGGTTCCCGGCGTTTCTGACAGTCCCGGCTGACGACATGCAGACAGAACGCCCACAGTACTCGCATGTGAGGAATCATTATGGCTTCAACGACCTTCTCCGGCCCGGTTACTTCGACCAATGGTTTTATTGGCGATCTTACTGGCAATGTCACTGGCAATGTCACTGGTAGCGTTACCGGCATGGCAGTTCTTCCTGCTTACACCACTACCACCCTGCCCACCGTTGTTGTTGGCGGTTTGATCTACGTTTCCAACGCCAATACCAATGCAGGCACAGTTTGCTTTGGCAAGGGTTCTAGCTGGATTGACATCAAAACTGGCGCAGCGGTAATCGCCTAATTAGGAGAGCATCATGGCGATGCAAACTGACGTTCTGTCTTCTCATGTAGAGGCCACTGGCACGATGGTGTCCGGGCGTGTACGTGTGAAGGGCTACCAATGCCTTTCTGGTGGTACGGCTGGGGACATCATCCTACGGGATGGCGGCGCGGGCGGCACTATCCGCTTGCAGTTCAATATCCCTGCCAACACCAACAACCCGTTTGCAAATCTGATCCCCGGTGAGGGCATTCTGTTTACTACGGATGTGCATGTAACCCTACCCACCGCTGCCAAGATCACGATATTTTATGGCTAAGTCTCCAGCATGGACCCGCAAGGAAGGCAAGAACCCCAGTGGCGGACTCAACGCCAAGGGCCGAGCCTCTGCCAAAAAACAGGGTATGAACCTCAAGCCCCCTCAACCCGAGGGCGGCAGCAGGCGAGACTCTTTTTGCGCCCGCATGGAAGGCATGAAGAAGAAGCTGACCGGCGAGAAGGCCAAGAAAGACCCCAACAGTCGTATCAACAAGAGCCTGCGGGCGTGGAACTGCTGACATGGACATCTCGCTATGGAACGCAGCTCTATCCTTGACTTCGGCCCTGATCTTGTTCTGGGTCAAGCTGTCAACGGACGAAGTAAAGCGTATCCAGATTCTTCTGAACCGTACACGGGAAGAGATTGCCAAAGAGTATGTCACCAAGTCAGAGGTGCATACGGACATCAATCGCGTGTTGGATCGGCTGGACCGGCTTGAGAAGAAGATTGATGACTTCATGAAGGAGCATCGAAGTGCCCTCAGCTAGTCAAAAGCAGCATAATATGATGGCGATGGTTGCCAACAACCCCGCCGCAGCAAAGCGCCTTGGCATACCACAATCGGTTGGCAAGGATTTTATGGAGGCCGATAAAGGCCGCAAATTTGCACGAGGTGGTGAAATGAAAGAGTCCAAGAAAATGGTTGGTAAAGAGTTGGCCTTCATGAAAAAGAAGGGCGCTCCTAAATCCATGGTCAAGCACGAGATGGCTGAAGCTGGGATGAAACCGGCGAAGTACGCCAAGGGTGGCTCTGTGACCCGCGCTGACGGTATCGTCAAGAAGGGCCACACCAAAGGCACCCAAATCCGCATGATGGGCGGCGGTAAGTGCTGAAATGAGGGCCAGCCGTGGGATGGGGGCAATCATGCCCTCAAAGATGCCCTCCGCCGTGAAAAAAGCGCGTCGGGATGACACGGACTTCACTCAGTACGCTGAGGGTGGTAAGGTCAACGAAGCGGGCAACTACACCAAACCTGAGCTGCGTAAACGCATTGTGAGCCAAGTCAAGTCGGCCGCAACGCAAGGCACCGGAGCAGGTCAGTGGTCAGCCCGTAAAGCGCAGCTCGTGGCTAAAAAGTACAAAGCCGCTGGTGGTGGATACCGAGACTGATATGAAAGCCCCGCAGCAATCGCTCAAGGACTGGGGTGACCAGAAGTGGCGCACCAAGTCCGGCAAACCGTCTTCCAAGACGGGGGAGCGGTATTTGCCCGAGAATGCCATTAAGGCCCTTAGCCCCGCCGAGTACGCCGCCACAACCCGCGCTAAGCGGGCTGGTAAGAAGGCTGGAAAACAGTTTGTTGCCCAGCCAAAGAACATCGCCAAGAAAACAGCGGGGTATAGGTAATGGCTACCACGGGCACCTACGATTTCAACCTTGAATTCACCGAGGTTGCGGAAGAGGCGTGGGAGCGGGCTGGGCGGGAGATGCGCTCCGGGTACGACCTACGTACCGCACGGCGCTCGATGAATCTGATGACCATCGAGTGGCAAAACCGTGGCATCAACATGTGGACCATTGATGAGGGCAGCATAAACCTCATACAAGGACAAAGTACCTATGATCTTCCAGCCGATACTATTGATCTGCTTGAGCATGTTGTGCGCACTGGCGCTGGTAATGTATCCACTCAGTCCGATCTGACCATCACTCGGATTAGCGTTTCCACATACGCAACCATCCCCAATAAGCTGCAACAAGCGCGGCCAATTCAGGTATGGGTTCAGCGTTTGAGGGACGCCCCAAAAATTACGGTCTGGCCCACACCGGATCAGGGCACTCTGGGTAACCCCTACTATGTGTTCAGGTACTGGCGTATGCGCCGTATCCAAGATGCGGGTTCCGGTATCCAGACCCCCGATGCTAATTTCCGCTTCCTACCTGCCCTGACCGCAGGTTTGGCATATCACATTGCCATGAAGGTACCAGAGCTTGCCCCGCGAGTGCCCATGCTCAAGGAAGCCTACGACGAACAGTTCAACCTTGCGGCTGGGGAAGACCGCGAGAAAGCCGCTGTGCGGTTTGTGCCGCGCAGGCAGTTCATCGGTGGGGGTTACTGATGAGCAATCGGTTTGCATCGGGCAAGAAGGCTATCGCCATGTGCGATATCTGTGGTCAGCAGTACAAGCTTAAGTATCTGAAGACTGAGGTCATCAAGACCAAGAATGTCAACATACTGGCTTGCCCTGAGTGCTGGTCGCCCGATCAACCGCAGCTTCAACTGGGCATGTTTCCCGTAGATGACCCCCAGGCGCTGCGTAACCCCCGTAGGGACAACACATACATCCAGGCTGGTGTGAACACCGCCGGGTATCCTACGGGCGGCTCCAGAGACATTCAATGGGGTTGGGCTCCGGTTGGCGGGGCCAGTGCAGATGATGCAGGACTGACGCCAAACTATTTGGTGTTGACCGTACAGATTGGTACGGTGACAATTGCGACAACGTAAGGAGTTAATCATGGACGCAAAGAAAGCTGTTCACAAGCACGAGGCAAACATGCACCCGGGCAAGATGCCGACCAAATTTGCCAAGGGCGGCAAGACCAACTTACAAATGAAGAGTATGGGGCGCGGCCTTGCTAAGGTCGCCAACCAGAAAAAATCGGTGCGCTCTGTGCCAAAATCAGGGATTTAATCATGGCCTATAGCATGAAAAAAGGTGGTAAAGAGGTTGGTCCCGCCAGCGTCTACGCCAAGCCACACACTATGACTGGTAAGAACGTGACTGTTGAGGCAAACCCTGGCAAGGGGCTTAATCAGAGCCGCGCCGATACGGTCAACATGACGGTTGGCAACATCTCCAAAACTGATGGCGGGGATGTTAAAACCAGTGGAATCAAAGTTCGCGGCACTGGCGCTGCAACGAAGGGCCTTATGGCCCGTGGCCCGATGGCGTGAGGTTTAAATGAATTACTCTGAGCTTGTCACTGCGGTTCAAGATTACTGTGAGAACACGTTTCCCACGGTAGACATGAACACGATGATTCGCAATGCAGAGCAAAACATTTACAACACCGTTCAGCTAGCCAGTTTACGAAAGAACATGACTGGCACCCTGACGGCGGGCAATCAGTATCTTTCAGCGCCTGATGACTTCCTGTCTGTGTACTCATTGGCTGTAATCAAGACCAATGGAGAGTACCTATACCTGCTAAACAAGGATGTTAACTTCATCCGTGAAGCGTACCCAAACCCAGGAACTGTTGATGTTTCTGCGCGGGGCTTGCCAAAACATTACGGCATATTTGGGCCAAACTCAACAAATGTAAACGAATTGAGTTTCATTCTTGGTCCGACACCAGACCTGTCTTATGCGGTAGAACTGCATTTTTACTACCTGCCATATTCAATTGTTCAGGCTGCTATTAATCAGGTTACTATTACAAATGCCGGATCTGGTTACACCAACGGTTTCTATTTCAATGTGCCATTGACGGGTGGCAGTGGTAATTCGGCAACGGCAGACATTGTGGTGTCGGGCGGGGCAGTTACATCAATCACCATGTCAAACCGTGGATGCTTTTATGCAGCTACAAATTCTCTTGGCGCAAGTAACACCAATCTTGGTGGAGCCGGAAGTGGATTTGTATTAACGGTTAACAGCGTAACCAACGCAACCGGCACCACATGGCTTGGTGATAATTTTGAAACAGCGCTGTTCAATGGAACAATGATGGAAGCCATCCGTTTCATGAAGGGTGACCCTGACCTTGTTCAGCTTTACCAACAGCAATTTACACAATCTCTGGCCCTGCTCAAGAATCTGGGTGATGGTAAGCAGCGCATGGATGCTTATCGGGATGGTCAGGTTAGAAACCCGGTGGTTTAAATGGCTATCCTCCAGACCGCTACCGATGTTTTTAAAACGGGCCTTTTGAAAGGAGATTTTGACTTTGATGTCAACTCTTTTTACATCGCCCTGTACACCGCCAACGCTGTACTGGACGCTTCAACAACGGCGTACACCTCAACTGGGGAGGTGGTAGCGCCAGGGTATTCGGCCCAAGCGCTTACTGTTTCTACGTTGCCAACATCCAGTAATAACGTATCGTTCATCTCATTTAACAACGTCACTTGGAATTCTGCTTTGACGGCCCGTGGGGCTTTGATCTATAAGCTAGGAGCCAATGGTGCTGTTTGTGTGCTGGACTTTGGATCTGATAAAACATCCACCGCTACATTCCAAGTGCAGTTTCCTGCTGCAAGTAGCAACTCCGCAATCATCCGCATCTCTTAAGGAGCCATCATGTCAAACGAACTTTCAAACTTTGGTGATCACGCAGAAGTGACCATGCAATCCAATGTGGCTGGCTCTGAGTCGGTTGGCATTGAAGGTTGCTACCATGTTGTCTGCCGGGATGCCGATGGCAACATCAAGTGGGAAGAAGAGTTCCCCAATCTGGTTAATGCTGTTGGCAAGGAGTTGATGCTAGACACCCTGCTTCGCACTTCTGGCACCTACACCACTGTTGGGCCGTTCCTGGGCCTAATCTCTGGCGCTGCTCCAACCTTTGCCGCCGCCGACACCATGACCTCTCATGGCGGATGGACTGAGTTCATCAACTACACCGTTGGTGGTTCGGCCATTCGCGGCACGGCTGTATTTACTGCTTCTACATCGACTGGAACCACGCCGTCGAATGTGACGACTTGCGCTGCTGCGGCTATCACCTACACCATCACTGGTGCGGGCGGCACGGTGGGCGGGTGCTTCTTGGTAACCGGATCGGGCGCGGTCAGTACACAAAACAGCACCGCAGGCACCCTGTACAGCGCAGGCGCATTTGCCACTGCCAAGGTCACCACCGCAGGCGACACCGTAAGCGTTACTTACTCGACCACCGCAACCTCTTAAAGGAGTCTTAAATGGCTCTGGTCCTTGCAAACCGTGTCCAAGAGACGGGCACGGCGAATACTACTGTAAGCTTCACTCTTACGGGTGCGGTGCCGGGGTTCCAATCGTTTGCTGTTATCGGCAATACAAACACAACCTACTACTCGGCCACTGACGGCGCGGGCAATTGGGAGGTGGGCGTTGGCACATACTCCACAACTGGGCCGACGCTGGATCGCACTACGGTCTACGCTTCCAGCAACTCTGGCAGCGCGGTGACCTTCTCGGGCGCTGTAAACGTCTTTGTGACGTACCCGTCGGGCCGGTCGGTGAATTTGGACGGTAGCGGCAATGTCTCTGCGCTGGGTACAGTATCCTCTGGCACATGGCAGGGATCGACTAT